TAATAGCACTTAGTATAGGATGCCTTTACATTACTGTAATTACTTGTAGAGAACGCAACAGATAAGGAGTATTTCTATAAATATCTAAAATAGATATACTCCCATGCCAACATATGGTATTGCGGACCAGACAGATCTCTGGTCCAAACAAATTGAGAACAGAAATTTTCTGTCACCAATCGGATTTAAGATGTTACTGGAACAGTTTCCAAAGGTACCATACTTTTCACAATCCGCTAATATTCCTGGTATAGGTTTAAACACCGTAGAAGCACCGACCTTTCTAGGTCGTAGTATCCCATTCGATGCTTCGGGTTTGAACTATGAACCACTTAACCTATCATTTCTAGTAGATGAAGATTTAGAGAACTATCTAATCATCCATAACTGGATGCGATCTATTGCTGGTGGTGATATGTTAGGAGAGCGTGGTGACTTTGAAGAGGATTATAGCGTAACTTGTGACGCATCACTAGCAGTCATGAATAGTAATATGAGAACTAACTTCTTTGTCAACTTCAAAGATGTATTCCCAGTATCATTGAGTGGGTTAGAATTTAATGCTACAATAGATGGTACAGAATATGCAACTGCAACTGTGGAGTTAAGATACACCACATATGCTATTCAAGACCTTGACGGTAACAGGAGGAAATCACTGGAATGAATCTAGATCAAATTCGTGATATGTGGAAGGAAGACTGTGTTGTTGATCAAAACGATCTAGACACTGAAAACTTTAAGAGCACAGTCATCCATGAAAAATATTTAAACATATGGTCTCATTTTAAATTGATGGCATCCGATGCTGATACCAAAGGCAGGATGCTATACAAAGCAAAGTTTGAATACTACTCAGGTAAAGCACCTGCCAAAGTATATGCTGAGAAACCATTCAATCATAAGGTACTTAAAACTGACATCAACACTTACATCTGGGCTGATGAAGAGTGGTTGAAAAACAAGCAGAAGATTGACTATCTTGAAACATGTATAAATTACTTAGAGATGATTCTTAAACAGTTATCCTCACGAGGATTTCAGATTAAGAATTTTATTGATCTGAGGAAAACAGGTGATTACTAAGATTGAGAAAAAGAATGAAGTCTACATTAAAGTAACAGCAGAACCTCATGTTCATCAGGAACTAAGCGACCACTTCCAGTTTGAAGTGCCACAAGCAAAGTTCATGACTCAATATCAAAAATGGAAATGGGATGGAAAGATCCGTTTATACTCTCCTGCAACGGGTGAGATATATGCGGGTCTTTTTGAGTATCTAACCGAGTTCTTAGAACAACGTGGATATGACTGGGAGATTGAAGACAGTAAATTTTATGGCAAACCAGATGAATGTGAACTTCTCGTATCTCCTGAGGCAACTGCGGGGTATGTTAGATCTTTGGGACTTCCTTTCAAGGTCAGAGATTACCAGTTACGAGCAATTTATCAAGCACTTAGGTACAATCGCAGACTTCTATTATCCCCAACAGGATCAGGAAAATCTCTGATCATCTATGCATTGGTGAGATGGCATCTAGGGATGGATAGACAGATCCTTATCATCGTTCCTACTGTCTCACTTGTGGAGCAGATGTATAAAGACTTTCAACAATATGGATGGAGAGCAGACGCATATGTACATAAGATCATGGGAGGTACTGAGAGGTATGTAGATGCCCCTGTGGTGGTCTCTACGTGGCAATCCATATACAAAGAACCTCGCAAGTTCTTTAAACGATTTGACGTAATTATTGGTGATGAAGCACACTTATATAAAGCGAAAAGTCTGTCAGGTATTCTCACTAAATGTCATGATGCAAAATACCGTGTTGGACTGACAGGTACTCTCGATGGTATGAGTTCTCATCAGTTAGTGTTGGAAGGATTGTTTGGTAAGTGTGAGCAAGTTACTAAGACAGTAGACCTTATGAAGAAAGGTCATCTTACTAAACTTAAAGTAAATATTCTCTTATTAAAGCATGGGTACGTTCCCTTTAATGACTACCACCAGGAGATGGATTACATAGTAAGTCATCCTAAGAGAAATAATCTCATTACAAACCTGGCATGTGATCTGAATGGAAACACTCTTATCCTATTCAACTACGTGGAGAAGCACGGGGAACCTTTGTGGGAGATGCTAAATAGTAAGGTAAGAGAAGGTCGCAGGGTCTTCTTTATACATGGTGGTATTGATGCTTATGATCGTGAGGAAGCACGATCTATATGTGAGAAAGAAAAGGACGCAATTATTCTTGCTTCTTATGGAACTTTCTCTACTGGTATTAATATCAAAAACCTACATAATGTGATCTTTGCTAGTCCATCCAAATCGAGAGTCCGAAACCTACAATCCATTGGACGTGTACTCCGAAAGGGTGATAACAAAGCACAAGCAGTTCTTTATGATATTGCAGACCATTGTGCCAGAGGATCCAAAAGTAATTATACCCTTCGTCATCTTGCTGAACGTATCAAGATATATCAAGAAGAGTCATTCAATTACGAGATTAAGGAGATCAAATTGAAAAATGATTAATTACATTCGACACGACGAACAGTTCTACGCTACGCTCAAACTTGTTACTGGGGAAGAAATCCTTGGTGAAGTATTAGTGAGTGAGGATCCTGATACTAAAAAAGATATGATCTTTATTCAGAATCCTGCTAAGACTAAGATTGTAGAATTAAATGTAGACGAAGATGAGAAGGCACAAAAGGTTGCCATGGGGTTCATCAAATGGATGAACTTCTCTGATGAAGACTTCTATGTTGTTGATGATAAATCTGTCATCTCTATTGCTCCTATGTCAAAGGAAGCAGTGAGTCTCTACAAGAGATGGATCAGAAAAGAATTTAATGAAGGAGCAGAACCAGACGAAAGTCAAATACCCATCAACAAAAGCATGGGTCTGATTGCTAAGGTAGAGGACGCGAGGAAGATTCTAGAAAGAATCTTTAAAGACACATCTCACTTTCACTAAGTATCTCTAAGTAACTTAAAGACACCCTGTTTCTGAACCCTTACAGTGTTGAGTATAATGATTTATTCTTACCTTGTCAACCCCCTTGACAAGATGGTCATGATAAGTTAACATTATGACATCCGTGAACCACCCACATGTCAATGATAATGCCACGGAAGAACGCTAAAAAGAAAGAACACTATGTAGATAACAAACAGTTCCTTCATGAACTGATTATTTACCGTAATAAGTGTGCCAAGGCAAAAGAGGCAGGTGAACCTAAACCTCGTGTGTCGAACTACATTGGCGAGTGCTTCCTTAAAATTGCAACTCATCTGTCATACAGACCAAACTTCATCAACTATATGTACCGTGAGGACATGATTGGTGATGGTATTGAGAATTGTATTCAGTATATTCATAACTTTGATCCTGAGAAGAGTTCTAATCCTTTTGCATACTTCACACAGATTGTATACTATGCATACCTGAGAAGGATCGCTAAGGAGAAGAGGCAGCAAGCAATCAGAGAAAAGATTCTTGAACGAAAGGGTTGGGATGATGATTAATGGAACGGTGGATCCTCTTCCGTTAGCAGTCAGGAACTTCTTGCTAAGTTGGTTGATTCCTTGAATGTTATAACATACACCCAAACTTGCACAACCGTTGACGGTAAAACTTACAAGAAACTTGTTATTGAATATGAAGATACTTTTGATAACTGATCAGCACTTCGGTGCTCGTAATGATAGTCAAGTATACATTGATAAGTACAAGAAGTTTTATTCAGAAACTGTCTTACCCTACATTGATAAGAATAAAATTACCAATGTGATTGCTCTTGGAGATACATTTGATCGGCGTAAGTCTATCAATTTTAACTCTCTCCAAGCAGCAAAAGATATGTGGTTCGATCCACTAAGAGATCGTGGTGTCGATATGCATATGCTTGTAGGTAATCATGATATCTATTACAAGAATACTCTTAGAATTAGTTCACCACAGTTACTACTTGGAGACTACGATAATATTACAGTCGTGGACAATCCTACTGAACTACGTGTGGGTGATCTTGATATACTTCTTCTGCCTTGGATTTGTGATGACAATAGAAGACAATCCATGGATCTTATCGGATCTAGTGATGCGTCTGTCTGTCTGGGCCATCTTGAACTTAATAGTTTTGAACCTATTCCTGGATATACCATGGATCATGGGGACGACCCAAACATGTTCAGTAAGTTTGACTTAGTATGTAGTGGACATTTCCATCACAGATCAACTAAAACAAACATTACTTATCTCGGTAATCCGTACCAAATGTTCTGGAATGATTACGGTTGTGATAGAGGGTTTCACGTACTAAATACTAAAACTAAGAAACTTAGTTTTGTAAAAAATCCCAACGTAATGTTCCACAAGATTTACTATCGGGATAGTGAAACTGCCACCATTAATTATGAGCAACTGAAAGGTAGTTATGTTAAACTGATTGTTGAGAAAAAAGAAGATCAAGTTCTTTTTGATAAGACACTCAGGCAAATTAATAACAGTGACATTGCTGATCTTAAAATCATTGAGGATACATTCGTACACCTTGATGATGTTGATGATACCCTGGAACAGGAAGACACATTAACTATGTTGCAGAACTGTGTTCAGGAAATTGACAACAAAGATGAAGTGTTTGGTATTCTAAAATCATTATATGTCGAAGCACTTAGACTCTAAAATGTTTGTACTAGTTGACAAAAGTAGCGGGGGCGTGTATGCTGTCCGTGATGGCAACATCGATGAAAAAGTTGTTCAAATTTTTGAGCAAGAAGATGATGCCACTCGTTACTATGGTTATCTAAAAGCAGATAATTATAAACGTAGTTTAGAAGTTATAGAAGTAGAAGAAGAAGTTGTTAAAGACAATTGCACTTCCTATGGATATAATTACACAATTATTACACCCAACGATATTGTATTTCCACCGATAGACGTAGACTAGTATGATCGTTTTTGAGACTATCCGCTGGAAGAACTTCCTCTCAACAGGACAGCAGTTCACCGAAGTGGATTTGAGTGAGTCGCCATCGACTTTAATTGTGGGTAATAACGGCGCAGGCAAGAGTACCATTCTTGATGCGCTTTGTTTTGTTTTGTTCAACAAACCATTTCGTAAGATCAACAAACCACAATTATTGAACAGCGTCAATGAGCGTGACCTCTCAGTAGAAGTTGAGTTCCAGATTGGTACTGTTAACTATAAAGTTGTTCGTGGTCTTAAACCTGCTGTGTTTGAGATTTATCGTAACGATGAACTGGTAGATCAGAACGCTGCTAACAAAGACTACCAGAAACATTTAGAGCAGAGCATACTCAAACTTAACTACAAAACTTTTACTCAGGTTGTCATTCTTGGTAGTAGCACTTTTGTTCCTTTCATGCAACTTCCTGCCGCACATCGAAGGGAAGTTATTGAAGATCTTCTAGACATTCAAATCTTCTCACAGATGAATGGTCTCTTGAAAGAACGACTCAAAGATGCCAAAGACGAGCAACGTCAGTGTGAGTATGAACTTGAACTGGCAGAACAGAAAGTTGATATGCAACTTCGCAATATCAGTAACCTAGAAAATGTTGATAAGCAATACGTTGAGAATCAACAGCAAAAATTTGTTGCGAATGAAGATCGTGTAGTTGAAATCAAAACACGTATTAAGGAAGTAGAAAAAGATATTTTAATTCTTGAACCTGAGATTCTTAAATTAGATCTTGCTGTTGAAAAACAGGACAAGTTTAAAGACATGAAGTCTAAGATCTATCATAAATTAAATACATCTAAGAAAGCAAGCAGAACTTAATCAAAGATGCGTTGAACTGACTGATGCTGGGTCCCAGATCATGGGGCAGATCACCACACTCAGTAAGAACATTACAGAACTTCGCGAGAAAGCAACTAAGATTAATCAGTACAGGTATGAGATTCAATCTCTCACCAAGGAAGAGATGCGTCTACTGAAAGACAACACTTCTATTATGTCTGAGGTAGGTAGCGATACCAGTAACTTGGAGAAAGAGAAGCAAGATCTTGAAACCATGACACAAGCACTTGACAAGAAAGTCATTTCGTGTTCTAATATAAACAAGCAGACAGATCATCTTAAATCGGTTGCTAATCTCCTGAAAGATGGTGGTATTAAAACTAAGATTATTTCTAAGTTTATTCCTATCATCAATCAGAGAATCAATAAGTATCTTCAAAGCATGGATTTCTATGTGAACTTCACGCTTGATGATAGTTTTAACGAGAAGATTCTTTCTCGTTTCCGTGATGATTTTTCTTATGCTTCTTTCTCTGAGGGTGAGAAGCAGAAGATTGATTTGGCGCTGTTGTTTACTTGGCGAGAAGTTGCTAAATTAAAGAACAGTGTGAGTACAAACCTTCTCCTTCTGGATGAAGTGTTTGACTCTTCACTTGATCAGTCTGCTACGGATGAACTGATGAGGATCTTGAAAGGTCTTGGAGAGAAGACTAATCTCTTTGTGATATCTCACAAGGGTGACGTGCTCTATGATAAATTTGAGCGAATCGTAGAGTTCTCCAAAGAAGGAGACTTGTCATCTATGTCGTCAGTGCAAGGATGACAGTCATATAACTGGTACCCCCCTATGCTCCGATGGACTAGGGGGGTTTATACTATCTGTATACACACAAGGACACAATGCATAAAGAGATCAAAAGCACTCTTGCTCGTCTACTTGCTACCGAGAACCTTCTGGTGGAGCACAGGCAAGTACCTACTGCATCGTTCAATGTTGAGACACGGGTGTTGACTCTGCCCATGTGGACTCGTGCGAGTGATACTGTTTACGATCTCTTGGTCGGACATGAGGTTGGACACGCATTGTATACACCTAATGATGACTCTCTTGATGACGTGGATTGTCCTCAGTCCTACGTGAATGTTACTGAGGATGCACGTATCGAGAAACTTATGAAGCGTAAGTATCCTGGTCTTGGTAAAGATTTCTATCAGGGATATAAAGAACTCAATGATGATGATTTCTTTGATATTTCTAATACAGAAGTAGAAAAGATGACTCTCATTGATAGAGTCAATCTTCACTACAAAATTGGTGCATATGCGATGATGCCATTTAGTGCCCCTGAGACCCCTCTACGTGACGCTGTGGGCGAATCCAGCACCACCTGTTGGTGTTCCTCCGAATCAAGGTGCTAGTGGTATGACTCATGAGGAGATGCTTGAAGAGGCACAGAAACGTGAAGAGCAAAATGAGAATACTTCAAGTTCTAGTGAGAAAGAACAGGAAGTATCTCGTCCTTGGTTTACTGATGATGAACCCAACACAGATAAGAACTCAGACGATGAGGATGATGCACAACTAGACACACCTTCATACGATTACATTCAACCAGATATTGATAATGTCCAAACACAACGTAACTTTGATGAGAATGCTTCTAGTCTAATTAACACTAGTGTTGGTAGTCCAACATATCTTTCTTTCCCTAAGATTAATTTTAAAAATGTAATTGTTCCTAACCAAGAGTTGTGGGATCAGGCAGAATCTTACTGGAACTCATACTATGAAGATTTTCCTAAGGATCCTTTTATTGAAGTTGACAACGACTTCCGTCAGTTCTGTAATAATACTTCCAAGGATGTTAACTACCTAGTCAAAGAGTTTGAGTGTAAGAAGTCTGCATCATCATATGCTCGTGCCACTACTTCTCGTACAGGTGTTCTTGATACAACCAAACTTCACAATTATAAATTTAGTGATGACATCTTCAAGAAAGTAACTCGTACTACTGATGGAAAAAACCATGGTCTTGTATTTCTACTTGACTGGTCTGGTTCTATGTCTCCCGAAATCTTTGATACTGTATGTCAAGTAATTAATCTTGCTCAGTTCTGTAAGAAGGTTGGTATCCCCTTCGACGTATATACTTTCGTGACTGATGCTACTCTGTTACAGTTCTTTGGTGTTCCTTGTGATACTCATACTAAGGACCTTCCAGTAGTATCAGACTCTAAGGTAGGTGACTTTTATATTGATCCTCGTTTCAAACTAGTTAATGTTTTGACTAGTGAGGGCAATCAAAGTAATTTCAAACGTCAGTGTAACTATATGTACCGTGTTGCAAACTACTGGCATGAACGTCGTGATATTTACAGGTTCCGTCCAGCACCACCAAACTTTATGGGTCTTGGTGGAACACCATTGAACGATGCTCTGATTGTTATGCGTCAGTATCTTGGTGAATGGCAACGGAAAGCAGGTGTTGAGAAGTCACACCTAGTTGTCTTGACTGATGGTGAGTCTCAGTCCACTGCATATATGAAACAAGCAGTCGCTGGTGGTTATCACTCTGAACCTTATCCTTATTATGTTCACGACCAACAGGTTACTATTCGCACCCGTAATCGTTATTATAGTTGTGATAGTGTTATGACCAATACACTTTTGAAAGTAATTCGTGATACATATCCTGAGTGTTCTGTTATTGGTTTCCGTATCTGTTCCACTCGTGCCCTGGGGCAATACCTGAGAGTTCTTGGTATGTTCGTTAACGATACATATTGTAAGACACTTAGTCGTGACAAATCAGTTGCTATTGATAAGTCGCCCTACACACAGTTGTATGTAGTTCAGTCTAGATCTTACAATGCTGATACTGAAATGGAAGTTGCTGATGATGCAACCAAGGGTCAGATCAGGTCTGCATTTAGGAAGTCATTGAAGTCGAAGTCTGTGAACAGGAAAATGCTCTCGGCATTTGCTGGACAAATCGCATAGTGTCCACCCTGCTCCTGACAGTACCTCTACCTGCTCTATACTAACTACATCAACACAAGACGACTAATGCCTGCCCAATCTGACTTGAACATCACTGACCTGCTTGCATATTTTGTTGAAACATACGCTACACCTGAGGTAGATACTACAAAAGTTCTTGCTGCTGCTGACCACTTCAATGTTTCATACCCTACTGTATGTAAGCGTCTTGAAAAGTTTAAAGTGTCTCGTGGTAAGTGGAACTTGACTGCACCTGAACTGGAAAAAACATATCAATCACCTTCTGCATCTCCCGCCGTTGAGGTTTCAACCTTGATTCCTTCCAAAGATAAAAACTATGTTCCCTTTGGGAACTTCACAGATCTGAAAAAGATCATCAACTCTGGTGTCTTCTATCCTACGTTCATCACTGGACTGTCTGGTAATGGTAAGACCATGGGTGTTGAGCAAGCATGTGCTCAGACGAACCGTGAATTGATTCGTGTCAACATCACC